TAACCGGTCGGCGCGCTTGACGTTATCCATAAAAATATCGGGATCGGTGGTCTCTCCCACGGGTGGAACATAGGACATGTTTTTTGCTCCAAAAAATAGCGTTCGCGCAAACGAGGGTTTGTGCGAAAAGAGTTAATCGGGGGTTTTAGTGGGTGTTACGCGACGTCGCCGGGGTATGTGGCGTTGTCGTAGTCGTAAAATTCAGCTCGGTATTGCCGGGCGGTTACCTCGCATGTACCGTCATCCTGTGGCACAACCTCGGACACAATTGCGTCGTAGAGGTCGCTCTCAGAACTGCAGAAAACTAACCGGGGCGGTTCGATTATCGGATCGTCCATCAGGATATCGGCAAACTCAGATTGATACGGTACAGATACCTGATAGTTGTCACCCGTCGGTGACGCCTCAAATAGCCGTGATGCGGTTCCATCCTGATAACGCAGATAAATGCGTGGGTTTGCAAATGTCCAGTCCAGCGGCTCCGATACGTCGAATATTGTCACCCCACCAGCAGTAGCCATTGACTCAATCAGGCACGAAATGGTGTTACTGCCTGGGATATCATCCGTCAGCACAATACGATCCCCGACGTTGTAGCAGAGCGCGTCCAGCTCGGTCGTCGTTTTATGCGTCATGCGCTGCAGCTGGTATTTACTCAGTCTGCGCATACCAATCTGGTACGCGTGATCCGGATTACCTACACCGTCAGCCCGGAATGCCTCTATTTTCAGCGGCGTCGGGTTGCCTGGCAGACGGCATTGCACCGTTTCTTCTGCCCAGGTCGTGCCGTTGATATAGGTCACGTCAACGCCATCGTAATCGTCATCGGTCACCGTGCTGAAATCGGTCTGCAGCTCGGACACCATCTCGTGAGGAGTAATCGCCCCGGTCCAGGGTTTAACCCCTTCACGACCCACTGACGCAACAGATTGGGTATTCAGCAGAAAATAACTCTTACCTGCGGCAGCGATTTTCTGCAGCATTTCCAGTGCGGAGATACTGTCTCCCGTAAAATAATCAAAGGTTTCGCCGTTCGGGGTCCAGTACGCCTGCTCCAGAGCGTCAATCGCTACCGTGTCCATTCCCATATCCAGAGAGCGACCGACGTGGTAGAGCGCGCCAGAAATACTACGGGCAACGCCAGAATCATAAATCCGCGTAGCGACAACGTTTACGCGGCGGTCAGACTGAGCCGCCAATTTGCCCCCCGTCTCAACCGTAACCCCCATAAGGGTGACGCCAGCATAGGATGACGGCCGAGCCAGCAGCCGACCGCGTAGCGCCTGCCAGTACATCGAGTCGCGTGCGTTGTTCGACCCCTGCTCGTTCAGGCGCCTGCAGCGAACTTCGACGAGACCTGGTGAAGCCAGATTGAATCTTTCCGTGAAGCCGAGGCCGTTAACGTTCTTCAACGCGTAGACCCCCTTCTTGCTCGTCCAGCCAGCACCCGAGCCATACACACGGTACTGAATTTCCCATTCGCAATGGCGAATTCTTTTTTTGCCTTTGCTGTCGAACCCACAAATGCCAGACGGAAACGAGAAATTCACCTCGAAAGCGTCCACAACTTCATTTTCCGGACAGACAAGGAAAGGTCCCATCCAGGTATTGTTGTCGCTGATCCCCGTAGCCTGGTAGTCAATCATCGTGCGCGGCGAAAAACCAAGCCAGGTGGGATCAATAACACCGTCAATCAGGCGCTGAACTGTTGCGGTCGTGCCGTCTGCATCAGCAATGCGATATTCGTTACCACGATGAGCGAGAGAAAGCCGCTGCGAACCTTCAGGGACGCCCGAGAATGCAGCCCCGGTGACACTGCCATACGCCAGCGTGATGTTTGCTGTAATTGCAGGGCTCCCACCACTCGATGCTGTCCCGAGAGTAAACTCAGGGTCATCGCCGAAAACCGATACAGGGAAAATTGAATCAATATCGCCGCCTTTCCACGGGCTGGAGATTTCCACGATCCGCACCACCCCGCCATCGTCATGGGCAATCAATCCAGACCCCGTCAGCTTGGAGTTAATTGCATCCAGCAACCCTGACATTGTGATGTAGTTATCCACAAGTTGAACAAAATAGTAGTGGCCCTGCCAGAACAGAGAGAAGTTTTCATTATTTACTGAAAAATCGTAAGTAGTCGGTGCAGCATTTCCACGCACCGCAGAAGCGGTCCCCCCGACACCAGGCACTGCATCCTGTTTTGGGGTATAGGTAGCAATGAACAGATCATACTGGGCGCCGTTAATTTCTAGCGTGACCGGCATTCCTGGGCTCGGGTTAATCTCCGCGATAAGATCATTTGTCAGTACGCTATAACCCGCCGATGTCGATATCTGGAAGTTAGCAGGCGCGACAATTGTCACCAGCGCGCCAGTAACCCAGGATTCTGGCAGCGAGTTCCCTTCATCATCGTCAACGCTGGAATCGACCAACCCCGAAAACGTTACGGAAGGCCCTGAAACCGTCATGCTGTCGGCAGTGATATCGGTAGAATCTGGCGAAGTCTGGGCCATATCAAGACCGCTTCCGCTGGAAGTGCCACCGACCTCTGTCGAGTTGAACCAGTTTTCACTACGCCGATCACCTGAGACATCCGCACCAGGTGCATAAACGTTGTGACTAAACGAATCCCCTAACGCCAAAATTGGCGTTGAGCCCACTCTAATATCGCCATTCGTAAACGCGAAGTTCCCTTTCCCCAGGCAAACCATCATTTCAACAGTCATTAGCGTGGGATCATCAGAATTAAAGCGCGTCACTGGCTGTACGACATAATCGGGATAGATACGGCAGCGGCCAAACACTTCGCGAATGGGATCGCCGAGCTTAGCCTGGTTCGCTTTAGCCGGGTTTAAATCCAGCCCCAAACCATTTGAGGATGAGTAACCTCCCTTATCCATGTTGGACATGGTGATCAGCACATAAACAGCCGACGCTGCAGCAATAGCCGCTGCTGCCCATGCCGCGATTGTCGTCGCCGTCACCCCCTCGCCTGGGATCGGGTAGGCTTTTACGTCACTCTCAGCGCTGATAGAACATAACGGCCATTCTGCCGGTGGGACCGGTTTACCATGAACCTCGAAGGCGACACGCTGCGCCATCTCGTTACGGTAGTTATCGACGTGCTGCAGCATCCAGTCGTGAAGCGTCGTATCCCGGTGCTCGTAGGTTTCCAGCGGCTCACCAGGCAGACGCGACGGGTATAATCGAATAGTCACTGGTAATACTCCACTTTCAGGAACTGACGTTCAAAACGCGCCAGGGGGAGAATGGTTACGTTTCGCCGGGGGTTGCATTCGATCACGTAAAGCAACCCATCCATTTCGACGACTACGCCAAGATGGCCGATCATTTTCCCCATATAGCAGGCGGCCACCGCTCCGTTGCACGGCCTGCAGGGAGTCAGGTCACGCGAAAAACTCTCGCAAAATTCCCCCATCCCCGTGCTGCCTGGCTCTTTAATCACAGCCTCAAACGCAGGCCATTCAGGAAGGCCGAGGTCACGGCGAACCTCATGCACAATGCCGTAGCAGTCGAGAACAGGAAAAGCGCGGCCGCCCATCTGCCAGCGGACAGTCAGGTATTTATCAATGTTGAGCATGGGATACCTATCGGGAGTAACGAAGACCCTGGAAGTAAGTGAGGGTGTAGCGATCGCGCGGCCATGCGTAATCGAGCATGTTTTTAAATCCGGCGGTAACGTTTACCGTAAGCGGTGTCCAGGAGCCGCCTTTAACCGGCATGATGTAAGGCGGCTCCGCTGGTGCGGTCAGGTCAGTGGATATGTACTTCCTGAACGTAATGCTGGCACTGGATATGGCATCAATGGCCCTGCGTATAGCGGTGGAAACCACGCCATCGATGTTGCACAGCATAAATTTCAGGTCCTGCGTGCCATCCTCGTTTCTGGCAGGAAGGGAAAGGACAATGGCGCAGGCAATAAACGTTACGGTCGCGCCCTCTTCGGTAACGGCCGTAATGTCCTCGTAACCCTCGCAGAGATAATGCGTCTGGCCGCCAATATCGACCTGTAACGTACCGATAATGACCTCCTCCCCGGAGGACGCATAAAGGCGGTTAATCGCTGTCATGTTTAGGCCACTCCCTGTTCAAAGCGATATCGAGTAACGAGCTCCCGACAATCCACTCCGGATATTGTCCCCAGCCAACCGCCGGCAGCGGCCGTTCCCATAACTCAATGGACGCGGAATACCGCCAGTACAGGCCGCCTTCAGGCGTGGGGCCTTCATAGATATCGTTAAAACGGCAGACGTAATTTTTTTGCCCGACGGGCGTCAGCAGCGGCATGTTGAACCAGGCGCTGCCATCAGTAAGAACATCCCGGAACCACGCTTCAAAAGCCTGCGCCTGAGCATCGTTAAATATCCATGCAATATCGGTATTGGTTGGCACAGATGTGTAGGCTCGCCTTTGCCGGCGGCGACCCGTTACCATATCGGTGCTTTTTAGCGGGGATACAGGCTTCAACCCAAAGCTATCTTTCAACGGGCCAGGGAGAACGTCAGCGGGGTAGTAAAGCGTTGTGGTGATAGCCATCAGCGAATTTTCCTCCCCGAGTTAGTTTTCACCATTAGTGCCCTGTGCAGATCACCCTGCCCTGTAGTCACGGAATTAACTGCCCTTTTATAACCACGGTCGGCGCCCTCCGCTGCCGCCTTGCGCACGAGAGCGAGAGTCGCATCAGACGGGTTTCCATTTATTGGGATGGTGATGTTCGGAGCGTAGATAGCACCACTGCCGGTTGACTGGGTTGCAACCCTGTCCAGGGTCGCATCAAGTTTCGCACTGGTTTTAGCAGTCGTGACGCGCTCGCCCTTCTGCAGGAGCCATGTTCCGGTTTCCGGCACTGAGTCGATACCGTCGTGGGCCTGGCCGTGTAATGCCGATCCAATAGCCGTCATGAAAACGCCAGCAGCAGCGGCTGCTGCGATGGCTTGCATTGGCGCGACTACAGGACCAACGTAAGGAACGCCGATCCATTGCGTGAAGGCATTAAGCGCTGCCATTGCTACCTGCGCAGCGGCATACTGTAATAAAGCCGTCCCCACAGACTGAATGAAGGTCGCCGCAAAGTCCTGGGCATTTAACTTTCCTGTTTCTGCCCATTCGATAATCATATCGGTCATACTACTGAATGTTTGAGCACCAATCTGCTGCATATTTGCGTATAAATTTGAATAAGCAGCAGCCTGATCAGTTATGCCAGAGATGAAACCAGCAGCACCATCTTTTTCTAACTCGTCCTGTTTCTTATAATGCTCTTCCTGAATTTTAAGTCTCTCATTAAGAGAATTCTGCAAGGCTTCTTTCTTTTTGTCGTAAAGACTTTGATCTATATCTCCAGATTGCAGCTGATTTAAAAGGTCATCTTGTCGAGAAGCAAAATCCTGCTGAATATCATTATTATCCTGCATGCGTGAACGTTCACGGCTTCCAGAATAACGGCCAACAATCTGATTCTCAAACCCCTGCCGCACTAACTTATTCTGTTTTTCTAACCCAGAAACATATTCTGCAACCTTTGCATTTTCCTGGTTAAGTCGCAGCTCTTCTTTTTTAGAGTCGAGGACCTTTGCGGCAGAGCGAAGCTGTTCTTTTTGATCCTCTGATAATTTTTTCAGATTGCCACTGGTGATATCAAAGTTGATTTTTTCAAGCTCTGTAACTTCGGCTGTTTTCTTACCAGTAGTGTCAATAAGTGCAGCTTGTTTCTGTAGGTCTAGCAATCTACTTTTAAAAGCATTGTCTGTTTTATTTTCTGGCGTTTTAACCGGTTTTACGTTTGTACCTCCGGGAGGCAAAGCAAAAGGATTATCTGTCCCTACGGTGGCAACCTGAAGAGGTAGCACCGCCTTGCTCGCTTTAGAGAATTTATCTCTTGTTTCTATAAGAGATAGCAGCTCATCATTAAGGGATTTTGCGCTGTCATCTACCCCAGTAATCCAGCCAAACATCGACTCACTTTGAGAGTAAAACCCTTTTTTACCTTCAAGGCTTTTTTGTAGATAACTAATACGTTCATTAACTTGATCTATGTTAGAGAGGTCAATCTTACCACTTAGAGCAGCAAAACGGTTTCCTGTACTGGCAGCTAATTGACCAGCTCCAGCAGCTGCTTTTACAAGCCACCCAGCAAGTTGGGCAACTTCAGACACAAGATCAGAAATGCCCTGAAGAACCACAGGATCAGTCAGTACATCATGAAGCTTATCGAGAGAGTTTTGCAATGGAGAAAGGTCGACATTTGCCAACCCTGCAGCTATTTCCATTTTAAGACCAGCGACCTGCGCTTCCATGTCCTCGAATAATTGGTTCACTTTCACTAGATCATCAATCGAGGAAGGATCAGGAGCTACACCGTAATCTTTAGCGAGGTCAATAAACTGCTTGAGCTTTTCGTTGTTATTATCAAATAGCGGTAGCAGTTTTGATAAATCATTACCTAGACTTTCAAGGATAGTAGTCTTTTCGGCATTGGAGCCAATTTTTCCAAGTGACTCACCAATTGCAAGAAGCTGTTTGTCTGGGCTAACTTTTGATAATTTTTCTGCAGATAACCCAAGGGCGTTGAGTGCATCAACAGCTTCACCAGATTTATTTAGTACCGCATCGCCAATCTTATCGCCAATATCCTTGAAGATATCAGCCATTTGGTCACCGGAGACACCTGCCTTTTCAGCTGCAAACTGCCAAGCAAGAAGCTCTTGGGTAGATAATTGTAATGATTTAGCCCAGCGATCAGTTTCTGCTATTTGCTTGGATGTTGATTTCAGTAATTGAAATCCGGATGCGCCAACAGCCAGCCCAGCTGCAATAGCTGCGGCCCCTATACCTGCCAGTGCAGCACTGGATTTTGCCACATCATCTTGTACCTGCTTGCTCCACTTGGCTGATGCACGCTCAGCTTTATCCATCCCTGAAACAAATCCACCAACTTTTGCAACCAAGTCGATAGTCAGAGTTCCCAGTGACTTGCCAGCCATATATTCTCCAAGTGAAAAAAAGCCCGCTTTTAGCGGGCATTATTTTAACAATTGTCCTTTAACCTCCTTTTAAGGGTAGATTTAAAATCTTTCCTTAGTGATTCAGGGAGACCTTGTTCTAACCTATCGATTAAAGGCATATTCATGAAAAGGATATCATTAACGCTACTTGAACCATGTTTTTTTAAAAACATCATTGCAAGATTGTCTACAGCCAACATATTCAGGAATGGTTTACCATCTTTCAAAGAAACAAAGTCACCTGCCGAGCATGATTCTATTTTAGTGAAATCCACTTCTGGCAATGACTTCTTTCTACCTGAGAAGGAAATAAAGACACCAGCAAGAAAAAGAACAATCGCAATTAATAAATAATTTTGCTGTTGAGCCATTAGCCCAATGTTATTAACTCTTGTACCATCGCCAACTTCTACACTAACATCCATAAAGAACAATGAGTACACCGCAAGAATTACACCTGCCAGCGATAGCAACTGCCCTGAACTCTTCATATCATTCCCTCGTGATGATAGTTACCAAAAGGGTAGCAGGATTTTTAAAAGACAAAAACAATAATCAGTCCCAGGCTTTCATGGCTTCCTCAAGCGATAATGTGGGCTCGTTGATGTGCGGTGCAAAGTCGCTAACCTTGAAGGGTGGCGTGTTTTTTGACTTATTTATGTTTGCCAGGACAGAGGCCACCAGCGAAGCCCCCCACTCGGTGCGCATCATGATGTTTAGCGGGCCGTACTTGTCACGGTATTTGAGCCAGACCAGAAATTCCCTACGGCTCATCCGCTCCTGAGCCTCTGCGATAGTGCGGCCCCCGATGCCGTTCATCACCAGTTCGCACCAGAATTCATCCTCGCCGGTTAGCTCGTAGTCTTTCCCAGTTCATTAACGTCATGAATTGCCGCAAGCAGAGCCATAACGATCGGGCCATCCAGTGCACCACGCTCAGCTGTTGCAGTACCAAGAATGTCTGACGCGGTAAACACAGGGGCCCCATCCTGATCGCAGATATGTGCCGCGATACGCTCTGCAATCGGGTCCGATTTTCCGTTATACGCCAGCAGTTCGGCTTTTGTGGTGTGATAGCCCATCGGGCGAACAAAGACGGTGGCGATATGTTCTTTCCCGTCGCGACCTTTCCATTTGATCTCTTTCTCTACCGGGCGGCCAGTAAATGCTCCGGTTTCTTTTAGCGTATCAAGCGTGAGTTGCATGTTATCTCCTGTTAATGAAAGCCCACGCGGGTGGGCTATCCCAAATTTAAGCGACGCCTGGCAAATACAGTTGCACTTCATCAGCAGCCCGCTCCCGCGCTGTGTGGAGTAGCTGCTTACGGCCGCCAACCCCCCACTTCGCCATCTGGCTGGCGCACTGGCTAATCGCCTTGGTTTCTGTATTGATGATGTGGTCGATTTTGTTCAGGCGGGACATGGCGCCGATCCCCATGCGTACAACGGTTCGAAATACCTCATACACTTCAATCTCGAACTCTGGCTTAATCCATGCCGCGTAGCGAATAGCGAGCAGTTCAACACCCCACGCCCCAGCCTCATAACCGCCGTTCATTACCTTAACTGGTTGATTTTGTTCCAAAGCACTTTTTAGTGCTTTGGCCTGCAGCGCCTTAATGAAGCGCTTAATTTGGGCGCTTCGGAGAAACACGCTTGGCCGCTGAGACTCCGTCGCCTCACCATTTGCTACGGCTGCAGCATGGAGATCATTAAGGCTGTAGCGCCCATAGTCATCAACGCGAACGGAAACGCCGTTTACTGATACGGTTGGATATTGCATGGTGATTACCTTTCAAAAAAGAGACCTCTGTCTCACCAGAACGGCCATGCCCGAGCGCACCATGCTGCGATGGCGTTCTCAGAGGTCGCTTTTGTGAATGGTCTCGGGGCTGGATTGCGCGGGAGATGCGCCGCCAAATACTGTGGGGAAAAGCCCCGGGCTCTGCCGGGGTGTCTGGTCTTAACTCCCGGGCTGGACTTTACGTACCCAGACCCCGGGGCCGCTGCGCTGCATCGTGGCGCTGGTTGCCACAACCGCATTAGCCTGGAAGTCAAACGGGAAGTCGCTGACATAGGCGCGGAATGTGTACCAGGTGCGATCTGTCGGCAAAACCATTTCCCCGGCAGAAACGGTAGGGACAGATTCGCCATCAGACCAAGCAATAGCCCACTGGATCAGCTCGTCCTGGTATTCATCCAGTTCGGCCAACTGCCACATCAAATAATGCGAGTCATTATCTGGATCGGCATTAATTGTTACCGACGCCTGCCCGGGGGTACGCAGGCCCTTTTTATACTGGCGGCTGTTACGTTCACTGAGACAGGTGTCTTCAATTTGGTCGGCCGGGTTGGCCCCAGGGTTAAAACTGGTGATGCATTCAATTTCATGAATGACACCACGGATCAGCGCATAGAGTTGAGTACCCTGCGTTAAAACAGACATAGTTATCTCCAGAAATAAAAAAACCGGCTCTGGCCGGTTTATGGAAGGATTAGGGAGGTTATCGTTTGACTATCCAGTCAACGTCGAATGAATAACGGTAGCGTTTTGTTTCCGGATCACGGCTCTGAGCTCCCCACCGAGTGATGTAGGCGTGTGGTTCGATGGCATCACGCAGCGCCATTGCCACTGCCTGTGCCGATAAAGCAGTAACCGAATAGATATCCACCTGGAGCGTGTAGCTGTCCGCGTCGGGGCGTCTGTCCAGGTAATTCTCTGGCTCTCCGCTGAGGTTTTGCCATACGACATAGGGATAAACGATATTGTCATCCTGCAGCCCGAATGGGTAAAGCCGCACCGGGCTTGAACCGATCAACGCTGTTACCGCCTGGCTGGCAGCACAAACGTCAAAGATAGGTGCAATCATCCTCTGCCCCCTTTCTTGGCAGCTCTGGCTATCGCTCGATCGATGGCCTTCCCATATTCCTCAACGAACGTATTCGATGCCTCGCCAGCACCGTTTTCTGCTGCGGGTCGCATGAAAGGTTGAGCGCGCATTTTTTCCGTTCCAAACTCCAGCAGGCGCCAGTGTGGTGTGGGGGCATTTTTGGCTTTATCAGGATGCTTTTTCAGCACTGCACCATGTAAAACACCGATTCTGAAAGCAAGATTACCGTTACGCTTAAACTCGCGGCCATTCCAGCGCACTGCGATGTTATCCGCTATGCTTCGTCCTGTTTCCGGATCATCAAGTCTTCTGGCGTTTGCCTTTGCCCTGTTGGCAATAACATTGGCCGCTTTCCTTAAAGCCGCTCGCCCTCCCTTACGCTTCATGTCATCGCTAATTGACTGAAGTTTCCCTATCAATTCATCAACTCCGGTCAACTGATATTCAACACCGTCAGCCATCGTTAACCCCTTCTGAGCAGGGAAGCGTTAAATACTCCAGCCCACTAACCGGATCAGGGAGTACGCCCTCAACGTTATAAATTTTCCCGCGGTATAAGATTCGACATTTAGCAGTAATATCGTCGCGCCGGCGGATTGTGATCCTGGTGGTTATCTCGTTCTGGGTTGCCTGGGAGGAAATAAATTCCCTGGCCGAAAGCGGGTAAACTTCGGCCCAAATGCCATTATCAGCAGTTGACTGAACAAGGTTGACCCAATTTTTCACAATCTCGCCGGTTTGCGGATCCTGAACCGAGACAAACTTTTGGGGTATGACTCGATGGCGAAGTTTGCCAGCCTGCATATTACCCCCTGGGTTTTCCGCTGAGATAGGTCTGTCGCTCTACAGGCTCCTCCAACTCATCAGCCAGCGACTGAATAATGATGTCACACAGGGCCGTATTTGATTCAGCCAGGCGGTTTATCGCTTCCGTCTGCTCTCTCTGTGCCGCGGTCTGTTCGTTCAGCGCTGCTATCAGCGCGTTTACCTGTTGCTCGTTCATAGGCAATTCTCGTCCACTTTTTTATCCACTCGCGCCGGCTGGCGCAACCTGAGCAAGCCATAGCACCACCTTAAAGAATTGTTGGCTGTCGCAGATCGTAAATCAGCATCGTTATGGAGAAGGGAAGTTCACCCTGTTTTAGTTTCTCTTCCTCTTCGCCGTTTCGATTACGGTCGAGATAACCAAGTAACCGCAAAAGAGACTCCTGCATACGCAACAAAGGCTCACCTTCAATCAGTTTACCCTCGTCATCTACCACCTTGTCCCGACTTCCCTGAATATAAGAAAGCAGTGCAGCACTGCCGGCCTGAATTTTCAGGAGGAGATCATCATCTCCAGCATCATCATCAATGCGCAGGTGCTTTTTTGCCTGGATAAGCGTTACCAGTTCGATCACGTTTTATCCCTCCCGTCTCTCCCGCGTTTGGCGGCAAGTGTCCAGCCTTTAGAACCAGGTTCGCCAGGTTTATCCTGCGTGATTTCGTCACAATGCCAGAGTGAGCCAGCCCATGTGACCGTATCACCTGGCAGGTATTCATCGCCCGATTTGAATACGCCGCGGTACACCATAGCCGGTATATCGAAAGCTTTTTTCTCACTGGCACCGCTGGCACGGTTGACCGTAACAGTAAAATTGCGTTGACCATCCATGCTGATATCAACGGCTGATACACCATCGACTATGCATTCCCAGCCACGCAGACCGTGGGTTTTCTCGTAAGCACGCCAGAGGCCGCCGTTATGGGTTGCATAAGATCCGCGAGGATAGCTTTTCCCTTCATCAATGAAGGGCTGTAATTCAAGGTGCAAAGCATCACGTCCGTCCTGCGCCGGCGGCAGCGCGCCGACCGCATCATCCACCGCCTGCTTCAGCACCGCCGGATCATAATCTTTGCCGTCACGCGGGACCGGGATTTCGCCTACCGCCGCAGTGACCAGCTCCTGCAGCAGCGGCCGCACGTCTTCCGGCGTCACGCTCCTGCCGTCCTGCGCCGGCGGCAGCGCTCCGACCGCGTCATCCACCGCCTGCTTCAGCACCGCCGGATCATAATCTTTGCCGTCACGCGGGACCGGGATTTCGGCTACCGCCGCAGTGACCAGTTCCTGCAGCAGCGGCCGCACGTCTTCCGGCGTCACGCTCCTGCCGTCCTGCGCCGGCGGCAGCGCTCCGACCGCGTCATCCACCGCCTGCTTCAGCACCGCCGGATCATAATCTTTGCCGTCACGCGGGACCGGGATTTCGGCTACCGCCGCAGTGACCAGTTCCTGCAGCAGCGGCCGCACGTCTTCCGGCGTCACGCTCCTGCCGTCCTGCGCCGGCGGCAGCGCTCCGACCGCGTCATCCACCGCCTGCTTCAGCACCGCCGGATCATAATCTTTGCCGTCACGCGGGACCGGGATTTCGCCTACCGCCGCAGTGACCAGCTCCTGCAGCAATGGTCGCACGTCTTCCGGCGTCACGCTTTTACCATCCTTCGGCGCAGGTATAGCGGCAACAGCGGCGCTGACCATAGCGCTGATGTCCGGCAACTGCGGAATATCGGGAGCCGGTAATGATGCAACTGCATCAGCCAGCAGCACGGTAAGGTCAGGTGCCGGAGAGTCCTTCAGGGTCGAAATTTCCTGGGTGAGCGCTGCCAACTTCTCTTCTGTTTCCTTCAGGTGGTCGTCCAGACTTTTTCTGAAAGATTCACGTAGTTCGCTTAGCGCCTGGGAGAATTCCTCGCCAAGAGCCCTGATAAGGGAAAGTTCACGTTCATTCATTTGGCTAACAATCCTCGCAGCATCGCTTTTGCCGCCGTCAGTTCAGATTCAGACATGGCTTTCCCGCCAGATTCCTCTGGTGCCGTGACGCTGCTGGCGCCAGATTTAGCAAACGGATCATCAGAAGCATCACGCCGTGCCAGTGCTTCAAGGCTGAAGTTTTGCTGCTGAAGATACAGCGCATCACCGCCAGGTAAAGGAGGAAGATTTTCACTCCTGCGCGCCTCATTCGGCGTCAGGATTGTATTTTTTACGCCTTCACCAAGAGATTTGATGCGGCGCTCACTGTCCATGCGCAGCAGCGCATTAACATCAAATTCCGTACCCGTCTCGCCATCGAGATCAAAGGCTTCATCCAGAAGCAACTCGATCGACTCAATGAGCGACTGAAGGCACTGCGAATAATATTGCTGGTCTTGTGCTTCAATATTGTCGTGAGTGGGGAGCTCGCCGACACCAACTTTATAGGCCGGGACATGAAACACAGAACAGATGATCTGTGCCGTCATGCTTAGTTGCTCGACAGTTTGAGCATCAGCAGCTGATACCGTTGTTGGATTGTATTTAGCACCGTTACTCAGAATGGCGGTCTTGCCTGCATTCTCGCCGGAATATCCGGTGTCCCAGTTTTCTTTTATTTTTCTGGCGTTCTCTTCGGTCAAAGACCCAGGAACCTCGATGACACCGCTGGGCTTACCACCGTTACGGAAAAAATAGGCGGAATTTTCCTGTATGTGATGACCCTGCATCGCCGCCAGGCCAGCTGCGTAAATGGGTGACAAACCGATGAGCGGATGGAAAAGGCAATTGAAACGATCGTGAATCACCTCGCGTGCAGGGACGGTCACCGACGATTCAATGCCAGTCATGTTGTCAGGGTTGATCTGATAGAAGACAGAGCCATCATCCGCCACCAGCGGTGTAACTTTGTTCCAGTCAAGCAGCCTGAGTTCAGTGATTTTTCCGGTGTTATTGCGGATTTTTAACGCTACCGTATTTCCGTGACACAACTTTGAATTCAGCCAGTGCTCAAAGAACTGGATCCTGTTCTGAAAGGCGTTTGGCTTTTTGTACAGCGCCGGAACATCTCCTAATTTTACCTCCTGCATGACTCCCTTTGAGTCACGCCGCATCAGGCGCGGAGGCATTTTGGCAATATCACTCGCGATCAGCGATATGCAGGCGAAGACAGCATAATAAGAAAGAACAGTATCCTGCCTGATTTCAAGGTTACGCTGCCATGCTCCGGAAAATGGCTCATGTATAAAGCTGAATAACGGGTTCCAGCCTCCGCGACTGGCAGGCTGCTGCAGGGCTTTTTCATTACCCTGTTTTCTCCGGAAAGGGTTCCACATTAGCCGTTCTCCGCTTTTCGCTTGTTCTTTTTGCCATCAGTACGCGCGCCGACGAAATATTCCGCCTTGCCAAGCAGCACCAGCACCTTTGCGCACCGATCGTCCACGGCTTTCACGTCGCCCGGCACCGAGTCATGGGTACGTTGCAGATATCTGATTTTTGCCATGCAATGCGGCGGGGTTTCCCCCGCCCTCCTTCCGCTGTTTAGCTGCCCTGGCTTGAGCTGTAGTTCACACCAGAGATAACCGCTACCGCTGCTGTACGACGGCGCTTCCAGTTGATCCAGCGCTCGGCGCGGATAGCGACACTGTTGGTCTGGAACATGGAGACCAGTTCGGTGCCGGTCGGGGTGATGCTGTCGCCGGTGGGTTCGCTTTCCATTTCCAGCGATGCTTCACGCGACATATCCACTGCCACACCACCATCATCTGCCAGGTAAATATCCGGTGCGTTCACCAGCACAAGCTGGTTACCAACGTACTGGGATACAATGACCGGAAGGCCCTGGAAGGTACCGCCAAGAAGCGTCATCTCAGGGTATTCTTTCTGACCCAGAGCATTCTTACGCATGGACAATGCCAGCGCAGTAGTACTGGACATCAACCAGACCGCGCCATTCGGCTGCAGGTTAGCTGCTACGAAAACCCCAAAGGCGGCTGCAGCGTCGTCATCCGGGCTACCGGTGGACGGGATCGCAGCAATACCATTAGTGACAGATGCAGGAGAAACGTTAGCAACTTCAGCTTTTGACGGGTTGATAAAGTCCGTATCCAACCTGGCAATGACCGCTTCGGCCAGGGCGTTACGCACCAGCGAATCGGCAGCCGGATTAGAGAAGCGGATCAGCTCGTCGGTCAGTACAGCAATAGCCGCCACTTTGGCAAAGCTGAACGTGATCGACTCAAAATCGAATTTGGTCAGCGGTTTGGCCTTGCCCTGCCCCACCCAGTTTGCCGAACCGCCGGAAGTTTGCGCCGGGATGCGGATGTTGAACGGGACCTGACGCAGAGCCGGGATGCTGCCCTGCCCGAATCGGCCGATAATGGTTTGCGGGCGGAGGAATTCAACAAAATCCTGTGCATATTCCTGATATTCCACCAGCGCACCAGCCCAGGTCGGATCGGTAGTGGTACCTGCACCTACAGCGGCCTTCAGTACATGGTGAAGCTTCGCATCGTCTGGATACTGTTTCCGGGCAATCTCCAGCGCTTCGGAGCGGCTGCCGTTAGCGGCGGCCAGCGCTTTCGCGAAGCGGGCAAAGGCGATGCCTTTTTCCAGCTTCTGTTCAACACGGATGATGCCTGGCGCACCAGTCTTAACGGTAGTGACTTCACCGTTAGCGGCTTTTGATACCGGTTTAGCGGTAGATGCCATATTGCCTTCCATGTCGCGCAGGCGTTTGAGGTGCGCATCGACGGATTTAATTTCAGCGGAGGTATTGTCGTAGCTTTCCTCTTCCTCAGCATCCAGCGTACGCCCGTCTTCAGCTGCTTTTGACATCACCTCATCAAGAGATGCCACCAGCGCCGCTCGCTTCGCTTCGAAGCTCTTAATTTGTTCTGCGATATTCATCGAATTGGTTCCTTTTTTGGTATTGGTTGCTGTAGCGCCAGCGGATTTTGAGATTTTTACTACCGGCTTCTCATTGCCTATCGCGGCGAGAAGCTGGCGGTCATACGACTTAACGGTTGTGATGCTGCATTCCGCATTCGCAGGAATGGTTACGGCAGAAACTTCCAGGAGTTCCCACTCCAAAAAATGAATGCCACCAGCATCAAGAAATGCGTACTTGATTGGTTTGAAACCAATCGACAGACCTTTGACCAACCCTGACTTAATCGACGCCCATGCCTCATCAAGCCGGGCAATAAGTTGGGATGGCATATCAGGCGTCGGCTTTACCAACTGCGCTGTAATCTGCAGGCCGTCATTGAGCTTTTTTGCGGAACAGTTACCGATGGGTTGTAATCTGTCATGCTGCCAGAGGAATGGGTTCTCATTTCCGAACCGCGCACCTCCTGGCTCCATAATGTCTCCGTCACGATCCGGTGATGGTGTTGAAGCTATGCCAACAATAATCCGCTTATCTTCATCAACCGATTTCACCGTCATGAGGGTACAGGCGCGATTAAGCGTCATTTGATTGCCTCCAGAAACGAAAAAACCCGCCTGAGCGGGTCATTAACTGACGTGTTTGTTATACGAAAAATACCTGGTAATCTTTTTTAGCTGGCTCCGGGTTAAGGGCCATGAGAGAAACTGCGTTAAACAGCGCCATCAGCGGGTCAATCTTGCCCTTACCGCTGGCCTGTTTGGTGATCAGAATGGCGTTGCCTTTCGGTTCTACCCGGGCGTTACCCACGCACCAGGCCATCATCGGCTGTCCACCATGTATCAATATTCCTTCGGCAAGCTTTCTCTCAGTGGTTTTAATCGCGCCGCCAAGGCGCCAGCCCTGGCTGACACCAACCACCGATTCAGCAGGAATACCCACCTCAATCAGCGCATCGAGTATCTGCCCGACTCCAGACGGGTCGATGCCGATCTTGTCGAGCAATTCAGCAGCGTGGATCCTGCTGACGTACTCGGCCACCTCTTCCGTATCCTGTCCGACGCGTTTCACGATGGTCAGATCACCGGCTCTCACGAAGTCGTTAAATCGGGACTCTTCACTTTTACGCCGGCGGATCGCTATCTCATGTGCCCACGCATGACACCAGCAGAGCCATTCTCTTGTCTCAGCATCACGCCCGAGGGCAGAGACCCCCAGCAGGTCATCAAGGCCGCCGCCGTCTATTCCGACGGTGATGACCTCTGATCGTCTTAATAAATCTTCAAAACTGACACGCTTTGCCTGCTGTTCCCAGAAATCGACGCCCGCCCAGCGGTCGCTGCGCAGGTTAAGGCCAATTTCAATGTTGAGGTGCTTTGCCAGAAACTGCTGTAGCGTACCGTCAGTTTTGGCCTGATTTTTACGGAGCTGATCTTCTATCCATTCAGCACTAACAGAACGCCCGATATTAGGGTTGGTGATGTAGAAGTTTTTCGGATCCAAGTAAGCCTTACTTTCCACCATATGCTCAGGAAATTCGTACAGGATTCCAAGCGTTTTGGAGTCGCTTATTTGGCCGTCTCGGACTTTACGCCAGTAATCAAGACGCTCTTTGAAAACCCCCGCAGGCGGCTCATCGCTTTCTGTGGTGAGGAATATCACCCACCCTTCATTACGTGAGACCTGACCGCCAAGCGCTTCCATGAACATCGCTTCGGCGTTGGCTCGCTTCCCAAACAGCCATAGTTCATCAACCAGAATACGGCCGGCCTTCTTACCAGATACCGTGTCGGTATCCGCGGCAACTACTTTCAACGTATTTCGCGTAACCCTGTGTGTAATCGTACGGATATGATCCTGAATCTGGAACATATCGGACAGCTCTTCGTCAGCACGTATCATGCCAGCTGCGGGTTTGAAGCTGTTATCAGCGACCTCTTTCGTGGGCGCCAGGATCAGATGTTCCTCATCCTCGCGCCAGCAAAGGATCAGAGCGGTAAGCATGATGCCTGCAGCAATGGTCGATTTTGTGTTTTTTTTCGATATCAGCAGTCCGTATTCGCGGATCAGTTGGTTGCCCGTTTCGGCGTCATATCCGCCGAAGATGACTTTCACGAAATCAAATACCCACTCTTCAGAGCATTCCCCGAATGTCGGTTTACCCGGCAGGTCAGAAACTCGCAGTTCACGGAAAATACTGAGCGCTTGCTCTGCTAAGTCAGGGAAAATAGGCGGAGGAATGATGGACTCACCGGCAACCAGGCGAGCTTCCCAGTCCATACAGGCTGTAGACCACTGCGCCATAAATTACTCCTTGTTATTGACGACCAACTTTGGAGGAGCCATTGCGCCAAACTTGCTTGCACCAGCAGTTGCTTTTGCGGCGGCGTGACGCGCATCTTTTTTCCCGGTTTCACCTTTTTTAGGGTGGATATAGGGAAGCATGGCCTTTGCAGCATCCTTCCTGACGTCAATTTCTTCGGAGATATCGTTCATCACGGCCATGAGAAACTTGAGTGGATCATCATATTCACCAGTAACAGGTGGCGCCTCTGTTGGTGTTACAGGAGCCTTATTTTTTTCAGGGCTGTTTACCGCTGGGGTGTAAACTTTTTTGCCGTACGTTGGTACGTCGTCTGTCTCGATGACTTCCTTTTTTTTTCGTGTAATAAACGCGATGATTTCCGGGTCTTTTGCAAGCTGCGACCCCTTGGACCGTGCGGATTTCTCCGAATACCCCGCTTTTATTGCCGCATCTTTTTGAGACATGCCGGACATCAGCGCGACAGCGAATTTCCGCTTTTGCGCTGTTAACATGTTTACACCCTCCAAAAGGGAATTTTTTCTGTGCGTGAGAGGGGGCGCGGTGTCCAGGACGAT